CTTCGTAGTTAATACCTAGCCAGACGGGTCAAGTGGGAGGAGGAGTTATGTATTACCCCTGTATCATACAATTCTCCAAATGCGAACCCCTAATTTATTATTTTCTACTCTAACCTGACTTTTAGTCTTCCAACCTTTGGAGTCAGTTATTTTCTGGGCTTGTTCTATTGCTCCCTGGGTGTTGGTGCATAGTATGAACACAGAAGAACTTGTTACCATGTTGTCCCAATTCACTATGATTCTAACGCCATCAGGGTTTAGATCATAAGTCCTCAATATTCCCTGTCTTCTCTTCATTTTCTATTGAACAATCCACTGCAATAACCCATGTCGGAGGTAAATTCATATGCGTACCTCTGCTTAAACGCATTTTAATTCTTTTAGCCCCAAGTTTTGTACTGAGGTCATTAATAAACGCTGCGTAATGTATTTGTTGTTTACCACACCACTCCTTCAAGGGTTTGGGAATAAGGTACGCACGCTTTAAATCTGTTTCATACCGCGCAACTAATTTATTCCTAGGTAATGCTTCTGGTATAACTAACTGAGTAGTGTCAGTACCCCGTAAATCATCTGTACTTTTTATCCATAACACGTTACTCCAATGCTCATGTATGTAGTCGTTGAGAACTTCTTCTACAGATATACTCATGTCTTCTATGTTTATCTTACTTTCCTTCAACCTAGCTACAATCCACTTAAACAACTTACTAATATCATAATCAACTAACCCTACTTTCTTTGCTAACATTAATCCTGTTAAAGTAGTTGAAGCTAATGCAGACCAAAATCTATTTTCTGAAGTTAAACCTGCCTCACGATCCACTCTATTTTGCACCTCAACAAGAAGTTTTTTAGCTTCGTCTGTGTTGTTCATAACATACTGAATATATTCTTTCCCTGCGTGTCCATAGTTTTTCATCAACGACTCACTATGAGCATCTGTCTCTCGTTTACCATCAGGAGTAAAAAACTTCTTGCTTGCTTTAATCTCTAATATTCTTTGCGCCTCTGCTTTTGGCATAGACTTAGCTAAACTAATTCTTTCTATCAAACTATTATTAGCTGTTGTCACAGCAAGAAGACTCCATGGTTTCCCACGATGCCTTTCCATATTCGCACTTGAACTCATACGGCCACGTTGACGACCGCCAGTAATTTGGTAAGCATAAGCAGACGCTTCTTGGGGTTTTATTTCCGTAAGTTCATCCATGTATAAAGGTAAATTATGATATATCTCACCTCTGTTCATCTTAGTGGCGTGAGTATCCTCTAAATGCAGTAATAAATCTTTTGGTGCTCCCCATACAGACGCTCCCACATACATAGCTGTAGTTTTACCTATACCTGAAGCACCATGAATATGTAGCGCCGCGCAATTTAAAGGTGATAACTGCATAAGCGGAGAACCAAACGATGTACCTATCACGAATTGATGTAGTTCAAAACCATCGCGGTTGTAAAAATCTATATTAGATTTCCATTCTTCTATAGTCCCTCTTGGTTCAAAAGCGGGGAACATCCCTAAAGTCTGCGAAGCAGGGGGGTTAAACTCTACCCTGTCCTTAAACACTTCTTGGTTACCTAATATAAAAGATGTGCATTCATCATCAGTCCATCCAAATTGTCTGTGCGCTTCATCGGCCACACCCTTTGCCTGTAATTCGTTTACCCATGTTGTAGTGTAGTGCATAAGTTCATCCATCTTTGTTACTGCTATACCTTGCATAGACAGTTGTTTGCGTAATTCTTCTTTTGATGTTACGGCAGTAAGAGGTATTGTAAACTCTCTTACACCATCTTTCGGTAAATGCAGACGCATGACGATTGCCTCACCTATCTCTACATCACGTAATCTTCTTATAACATATAAGTCGTTATGGTATATTAACTTATCAAGCGCTTCTCCATCTGGACCTTTAATGCGTATGTATACACCCCCATTAGCGCCGCGAAAATACGGGCTAGGGTATTTAGGTATAACATACTTACTAAGCGGAGAGTTAGGTAAGTTTATAGCGGGAGCTTCTACTTCTTCCTCCGCTTCTTTAACCCGTTTACCTAATGCTATAGGAGATTTTATCTTACCCCAATGTGGACATTCATGGCATAGATCCGTATTGTATTCGTCAAACGTATTGCAGAGGTATGGCCCTTTTATAAGATTAGCCTTATCTTCTGTAACAGCATAATCATACCCAACATGCTTCTTAGATACGTAGTGTATCGCCTTATCCGCATCAACACAAAATTTAGCAATGGATAGACCCGCTCTCCACAATGGTTCGCTTATCTCTTCTTGGTTTTTAATTATGTTATCTAACTGCGCACACCCTGTACCTCGTTGGTTCTTCACTACAATATCTTTAAACACACTTTCTATGTTACTCATAAACATACTTGTAACAGAGTTAGGTGTAAATTTCTGTTCTTCGGGTACGCCACCACCTAATAGGTCAGAGAACTTATCGAAGTCTACAATAGGCGATGAGTCCATACTACTTATAAGTTTAGCTTCTGTAGGTGGGTCACTCTTATAGTTATGCGTGTTAGGTATACGTAAAATTCTAGCTGCATCTGCGGTTACCGCTGCATCTGCGTGTAACCCATGTTCAGCACATAGCTTCTTTAGACGCGCCGCCACAGGTAACCAAGCACTTACATTAACAGGTTCAACTAATGTCCAGTAAACATGCACCCCATTACCAGAACTCACCATAAGAGGTTTTGGTAATGATAATTCTTTTGTAAATTTTTGTAAGGCGACTAATGCCTCACGTTGACTAGGGTAATCCTTGCTAGGCCCACAATCCAAGTCAAGGAAGAACGAGTTAATGTATTTAACATTGTCTACCTTACGTGAGTTACCCGTTCCAAACGTGGATACCCCAAAATATGTATCATATCCTTGCGCATCTAAACTAACAGATGCAAATGCAACAGCGTCAATGTCTGTATAGAACTTGGTTATCTTACGCTGTTCATTAAAAGCACAGAAGCAGTAAAAACCATCACCACCTAGTACTCTCCTTAAAAAATTCTTTGTTTTCATAATCTCCACCCACCGTTTCTAAAAGACACTGCGGCAGGGGTGACAGCATATCACCCTTTTCGGCGTAACCTAGCCGCAGTGGATTCCTATTGCTGATTATCAGTCGTCCCAATCTTCAACAATAGAACTCAAGTCGTCCTGAGCGGCAGCGGTCGGTGGAGGTGCTGTCTTCTTGGCGGCTTTCTTAGGCTCTTCTACAGTCTCTTCGTCGAAGGGATCTGCTTCTTTAACAGGTTCTTGTGTATGTTCAAACGGATTGTCTTCTTGTGGTGCATCGTTACCACTTTGCTTATTTGAATCAAATGATCCAGAAGTCACACCAAACGGATTGTATTCTTTTCGAGCCGCAAGATCATGCACAAGAATTTGATCTAACCATAAAGTTACAGTATGGTCACCAAGCTCACTTACTTTACTAGAATGAGTTGTCGATGGGTTGAGTGTAACTTGAAGACTTATCCTACTATCACTTGTCAGTTCAAAATTTGTAGCTTGTAGTTGTCCCCTCGCATCACGTTGCTGTACAAGTTTTCTTATTACTTCACCACTCTTTGATGTGTACGTCGCTCCTGTTCGAGCACGATACCTAAAATTACCATCGTCGTCTTTAGTAAAAGGCATTTTAAATTCACCCCACTCACCTCTGCCTTTTTCCTCGTAAGCTTGCTTCATTACTTTAAACAGGCTCTTTGCCGTGAATGGGTCCATTGTAAAGTTAGTGGCAAAATGAGCATCCTTATCTTCGTGCCTACAAGGTACTGTCCTTTTCCCGTCAAACCTATACGGTTGGTTTACTTGAGGGTAATAAGCTGTAACTTTTATCTGAGAGCTAGTCTCGTCAAATCCTTTGATTATTGTTTTTACGTAGTCGGCCATTTTTGCTCTCCTTTCAGGAGGTTTATTGTTGTTATTGATCGTCATCTACTTCGTCTATACCGCTAGTAATTTGGTAAGCATAAGCAGACGCTTCTTGGGGTTTTATTTCCGTAAGTTCATCCATGTATATAGGTAACCCTACTTCTTCTTTCTTAGTCAAAGCATGGGATACATCGCCAATACGAAACCTATAAGTATTACCTATCTTGATGTAGGTATCTTTAGGAATGTGTTTTTGACGTACCCAAGCCCGTACAGTTGATATAGACACACTAAAATGTTTAGCTAAGTCTTCTATCGGTACAAAAGGTTCGTTCATTTTTTTGCCTTCCTTACAGTAACAACGACTTCCTTATCTGTCTTTAGACTAGGGGGAATATCGTTTGGGTTGTCTTCCAAGAACTGCTTCACGTTAGTCTGGTTCAAACGTTTATCAAAAAACTCTGGAACGTTATGCTCTTTAATAAAAGCATACATAGCGTCCCAATCGTCAGTGTAATAGCGCGTTTTAGTAGACCTAAAAAACAATCCTTCTGAAGTTCTTACGCTCTCAGTATTGTGTTGCTCACAATGCTGAAGTAACGCTGCTTTTACGCTATCTTGTTGTCTTACAAGTTTAGCGTCTGCTTCTTTATAAGCTGCTGATAAGATTGACCGTTGGTCACGTATCTTAATGTACGTTTTAGTTAATCTATCAGGAGTTACTTCTGTATTCATAATACCCTCCTATTTGTATCGAGAATCTACATATAGTACCTAATCGTATGCTAGTCAAGTAGTTCTTTGTATAAATTAATTAACTCTGCGTGAACGTTGATTCTCTTGTCTAGTAACCTGTAAACGTGTTTTTCAGCAGCAGAACCTTGGAGCTGTACCACAGTAGATTTGTGTTTCTGTCCTGACCTATGTACCCGTGCGTTAGCTTGGTCGTAGGTTTCTAATGAACTTGTTGGTCCCCACCACACTACTGTATTAGCTGCTGTTAACGTGACACCATGTGCTGCTGCTTGTGGTTGTATAACTAACACACGTGGATCTTTATCGTTTTGGAATGTCCTAAATATTTCTGTTCGTTTTGGTGCAGATACGCTACCTTGAATAACTTCAGTTGCTATACCATCAGCACGTAACTTAGCTGTTAATATGTTTATAGCGTGCTTGAAAGGTACAAACACTAATATTTTCTGGCTTGATTCATCAATAACTTCACGTAAAACTTTATATCTATTTTTAATGTCAAACTCTAACACATCCCCTGCGTCAGTATACACTGCTCCAGATGATATTTGTAGTAGCTTACTAAGGCTCACTGCTGCATTTACTGCGGTAACTTCTGCATCTGTTACTTCCATTACCATCTTATCTTTAATTTGTTTGTAATACTTCTTCTGTTGTTTTGTTAACTCTACCTCACGTTTAACGTACACCATCGGTGGTAGGTCAAGACATTCTTCTTTTGTAAAACGTATGGCAGGTTGTAATGCTTTAAACACTATATCAGTAGCTTTAGGTTTAATTGACCATTTGAATTGAGACACCCTAACCATAACTTGTTCTTTAAAGGACGTAAAAAATCGTGGGACTAAGTTCTTATTAACCATCTTTGCAAGTCCATAAGCATCTACAGGACTTTGCGCGGCAGGTGTTCCTGTCATCATCCACAGCCACGTATCATCTGTTAGCAGTCTATTTAATGTTTTCCACCGTGTTGTCTGCGCGTTTTTATAATGCGTTGCCTCATCTACAATGACTAAATCAAACCCACCCTTTTTTATCTCGTCTGCTACAATAGCTACACCATCATAATTTATTATCACGTAGTCAGAGCCTTCTTGTATTATCTTCTTACGTTTCTCTGCTGGGCCATACGCTACAGATACTGTCCTGTGTGTTGCAAAGGTAAACAAGTCATCACGCCATGCGCTATCCATAATAGAAAGGGGGCAGATTACTAACACTCTACGTATCTTACCTTGTTTCATTAAGAAGTCAGATGCCCATATAGCACTAGCTGTCTTACCTGTACCTTGCTCGTTAAAACAAAACGATCTTTTATTCATGGTAAAAAAAGCGGCTGTAGCTTTCTGATGTTCAAACGGTTTGTGTCTTCCCGTCCATTCGTACCTTCCCTCAATGGGAGAAGGGACTTTTATATTTAATTTCTTTAGGCTCAGTGCTTCTTCAAGTCCCCAATTAACTAACACTTTATTATCCGCTAATTCACGGCTCTTAGCTATTACACTCGTTACTCTATGGGGTTCATGTAACTTAAGTAATACCGCGATATTATTAATAATGTCCAAACTACTCTCTCCATATTATGTTTTCTTCTTATCTTTTTGACCGTTTCTAGCGCGGTTTTTCGCAGGACTTTCTAATCGTGTCCCGTCTTTATTACTTCCGCCTTTAGCTAGTGCCTTGTTATGACTAATATCTTTACCTTTACGATTGATACCTTTCTTGTCATAAGAGCGTCTAGCACGTTGTCTTTCGGCCCTCTCTTTTTTCTCGTCACGTTCTTTTTGTTTCTGGTACTCATGCTTGTAAGGTCTGGGTGATTTTGTATAAGCCATCAGTTGCTCCCATTGTATACGCACTCTAATACAGCGCAGTGTCTTTTACATAAACCGCTAGGATGTGCGTTCCAAGTATCTGTCTCGTAAGCCACTTCCATACGTTTAAACTTAGATAACCATTTATCCCACAAAGAATCTATCATGTCATCAGTATATTTATGCTTTATAAACTTTTTAGCTTTAGTAAAAACTAATGCGGCGTTGATGGATTTTATGTCAGGAAAGAATTTAAACGTAGCCAAGGCCATGAGTTCTAGTTGTCCTTTATCTGCATACTTAGCAGACTTGCCTGTTTTATAGTCCACGATCCACGCAGTGCTACCGTCTGTAATTACAAGGTCAGCTATACCTCTCCACCAAACGTCTTTAGCCCTAAAGCCACAAGGCTCCAGCTCCTGGGTTAAACCCATCTTTATTTCTGTAGTCTTGTTACCACGTCTTCTGTTAAGAGCCTCCAGGACATCCTTCATGTAAGCAAACTTAGAACGCACTGGCTTCCCATCGCGTATGTATTCTTCAGCCACAAGATGAGCTTCTGTCCCATAACGCATGGCATCAGTCTCACCCTCAGTATAATCCTTGGCTATCTTCATATGGTAAAATTGTTTAGGACACTGCTCGAAAGATTTCAACCTACTAAATGACCACGGTGCTACGCTCATTAATGAAGCTTTGACTTTGATTTATCGACCCAAATAATTTGCATTGAAAACCCACCTAAATTATTCTTTTCAATTCTACATGTAAATTCGTCTTCGTGTCTACATTTAACACATAAAGTTTTATAGTTAGAAACCGACGACCATGTAGGTGAACCCAAAACGCGCCCCAATTTAACAGCAGAAGTAAATTCTGTAAAACTATTGCACTTTCTACAGTCTGCAAACGTGTCAAGAACTTGTAGTACTACATCCTGCGATGTTGATTCTGTCATAAAATTTTCAGTTATACCCCGCAAACTTGCGCGCTCTAGCATATGTTCTTTGCCAAGATCTAATTTTTTTACTTCTTCTTTTTTCATTCGCAATCTCCATATGTTTTGCCTGTTCCTGACTCACAATTAATCGGTAAGCCTTTTGCCCAATCGGGTGTCCAACGCATACATTCTTCAATGTACTTCTGCGCTTCTTCTACTTCTGCGTCTGGTATACAGCACACAACCGAATCATGTACTGTTAACACGACACGGTATCTTTTAGCTATGTTTAACATTTGTTCGCCAATTATACAGCGTGCTATGGCTTGGCAGACATTCTCTATGACCTTACCACCATATATTCTTGTGCGACCACGCCTTGTTTTGTAGTCAAACTCTACACCCTTGTCGGTAGTCTGGAACTGTAAATCTCCGTAACCTAACTTCAACCCAGAGGGTAGCAATATCACCCCATCTGTAACTGTTAGTACACCATCTAATCCAAACTGAGTGTCATCACCATTCGAAAAGTCTGTCAAATACCTTTGAGCATCTCTCCATAACTCGTTTATTTTCCAATTAGCTTCACGGTATATGTTTATGACGCGCCGTGCTTCTGCTAGTTCTATGTCAGAGCCGAACGTCTTTAACTGTGCTTGGAATTTGATAGCGCCCATACCGTACCCTGCACCCAAGATAGTTGTCTTACCTACAAACCTCTGTTCCTTAGTAACATCTTCCTCTTGGACTCCATAGATACGAGAAGCCATCTTCACGTAAACGTCTTCTCCATTGGCAAATGCTTGGGTCAGATCATCTTGCTCTGCAAGCCACGCCAATACTCTCGCTTCTATCTGCGCAGAGTCTGCATCTATAAGTGTGTAGCCTTCTGGTGCTATTATACTTTGCTTTAGTTTCTTACCATTGACACCACGACTTGGTAGATTTTGTAGGTTGATCTTGTCATCACCACCCCACCTACCAGTATGCGCCGCGTAATATCTAACAGGTACAGGTAATAGACCACGCTTAGATATATCAATAAACCTCTGAGTTCTTGTCTCTTCTAATGTGCTTTTGTTTCCGAGACGCGCCGCTACTAATTGTTGTACCCTATCGTCTTCATGTTCTTCAAGTGCTTTGAAGCCCTCATCTGATTTGGCAAATGCGAATGTCTCCTTGCCTGTTGCAGGTGATAACTTCTTTGGGGGTGATACCCCAAGGTGCAGGAGTAATTCAGCGAACTTGGGGTTCGACATGAGGTCAGCTTTGTCTACACCTGCCGTCGCCAACAGAGTATCCTTACGAGAACGTGTCTCTGTAAGATGGTGCTCTAGCATATCGAGATCTAAATCTAATATAGGTTCAATAAACATACGCAAGGTCAGGTCTATTAGCTTCAACTCTTTACGAGGAAAATCTTTAGCTATTATCTTAAACAGTTCGTAAGTTAGATCAACGTCATTGACACAGTAGTCACCAAATGCGTTTAGTTCAACGTCCGTAAATTGCTCTCGTCTTTTTCCGAGTGCGTTGAGTACTTCGTCGCCCTTCTCTCCGATGTTATATTTTTCAGACAACGCCCTGAGACTGTTACCACTTTCCACCCCATGTACAGCACGGGAAATGCACAGAGTATCGGTATAAACCCTAGGATTAATACCATAATGCCAATTAAGAATAGCACCGTCAAACATAGTATTGTGAGCCAGTACCATAGAGTCTTCCCAGGCGAACGTTGATAGGTACTCCTTGACTTGTTTGTGTGTACCACTAGCCCACTCCGTTTTCTCATTGTTTACTTTAACACCAACCCCGATCACTTCAAACATAGGGTCACGTACATATGCTTCTTTTGTTACCTTACGCAAAGAATAATCTTTATCGTAGTAAGTTTCAAAGTCTATTGTAATAAGGTTCATTCTTTCTCACACTCATACGTAATCCCTGCATACGCCATAACATCTATGTAGTGGTCACGTTTGGTTGGGCTTGTCTGCATACGCGCTAACTTGGTAGCTATATGAAACATAGG